TCGACACAAAATTCATCTCAACCCCGGCTCAAAAAGCCCGGTTAGAGGTGGAGTGTCTCCTTGGTTTTCAGGAGCGTAACGCACAATGCTTACGCAATACCCTAGACTGGGGTTCTAGCGAGAAGTGGAAACTGAAACGTTTAAAGGTTGGGAAATATGTTGAAGGGTCCCTAACGGGGCTCCCGACTTGGATCTCAAGCGAGAACATTAATATCTTACTTAATGCTCGTAGCCTCCTGACGTTGTGGTTAAGCGAGGTCGAGACGCTCTGCGAAGAGCCTATCGACATGATGGCTTACGGTTTGTTCGGCCCGGGAAAAACAGTTGGGTATGGGTCTGATGACCTTCTTACCAAACTATCCCAAGCTCGGCCGTCTTGCCCTAGCCGGATGGGAGCCCACATATGGGAGATGTTTCTTAAAACACACGTCCTTGGCTATCGTGCCGAGGAATTAACCGAATGGTCGTGTGATCCCTATGTAGCGTCGTCCGCTTTTGCTACTGTTGAAAAGAGCTCGGAGGAGCTCCGTGCAATCCTGAAGTGTTCCTTGGTAGGTACCTGGATGTCATTAGCTGTAGGTAACCTCATGGTTGAGGCACTGAAAACTAATGTAGGTATCGACCTCGAAACGCAACAAGACGTGAATCGTTGCTTGGCTTTAGTAGGCTCCTTAATCGGGGCTGAGAATCCTCCCGTGACGATCGATATGAAGAAGAGCTCAGATAGTTTCTATTGGGCTCTGATCGAGTGGCTGTTCGAGGGATTACCGTTCTTACGGCAGTTCCTCAAGGACAGCATTGACTCGACTTACTCATATTCAGTTGAGAATGCTCAGGGTAAGAGAGAAACGCGCGTTGATTTTTTGCACATCGCCGGTACAATGGGGGTCGGTTGGACCTTTCCATTGCAAACGATCGTATACGCAGCACTTTGCCACGCCGTCGTAGAGCAAACACCCATTGACTCATCGAGTCGAGAGTACGTTTGCCATGAACGGATGGTCGTGCCACCATATTCGGTCTTCGGTGATGACATAATCATTCGCGAGGAATGTGCACAACGACTAGTGTCCGTCCTGACCGATTTACGTTTTACGGTCAATCTGAAGAAGTCGTTTCTTTCTGGCACTTTCAAGGAGTCGTGTGGCGTGGATGCCCTAGGCGGATATAATATTCGACCGGCTTTCCTTCGTCGGTTGCGTACGCCATCTGACCTAGTCGACCTCTTGAACAGACTCGTCTTGTG